AGTTATCTCCTTTGTTCAAGCTCCCGATGAGTGCCGCGACTTTCGCTTCACTCAATTCGATTTCGAAGTGCATCTCATCTTTTCGGTTTCGATAATCTCCACCCCATTTAAGGCCGTACTTCTTAGCCAAAGCTCTAATCATTGGAACTTTCTCAGCTGGGAACGTGCCAGATTTGCCCAGTGGATGTTGCGTTGCGTTTAGATCGATGGCAGTGCCAGAACTGTGATTGCTCAAAGTGTCAGTCGAGCCGCGTACCATGCGGAATGCATAACCCCAATCATCGAGCTGACCTTCATCAATGGGTTCAATCAGCTCATGGAATTCTTTGCAGAATCCAGCAATCAATGGCGCGACGGCTTTCGCACATCGCACCTTGACCTTTGTTCCCTCGATTGGAACGCTGATGATATGGATTTCAGCTGCATCTTTCGATGCTTTCCATCCGTTATGACTTTGGATCATCAATCACCATCGGTGTGGATAGTGCCGCTTGTTGTGCTTCATAGGTTGATTTAAGCATCGAAGTAAATTGCTCGTTGCCGTGGTCAATTATGATGTGAAGGTCTCCGTTTGAGTCTGTAACTTCTCTGATGTTTTCCATTTTATAACTCCGCACTAAATCCAAGGTGGCCTGCTGCATTATTGTTATTTCTTAAAACACAAGTTCTGTTTGCCGTTAAGCCTGATGAAGTAATCTCAAAGCCAATTATATTTGGACCACTATTTAGGGCAGATAAAGTAACCGCTGATAATGCATAATTACCACTTGATGAATCGTGAAGCATTAAATTGCTAAACTCCACTGAGGTTGGAGTAGTTCGCATTGCAACAGGGAATTGCAGCCCAACAAGTGCAGTGGTTGTGTTAACAATAACCGCACTTGGAGCAACAATTCCGTAGAGACTTCCTGGTGTGTTGCGGTAGTAGTAACGCTGACAAGCGGCTAATTCCCCTTGGATTGTTCCACCATTAGTGCGGAACGGAAGTGCCACGCTACCGATATCAATCTGTACGCCTGTGATTTCGACATAATCTGTCGCTCCAGCAGTTCCAATAGGTGTCCAAACGAATACTGGAGCAAGTTGAGTTGTAGTTGATGCAAGTGCTGCGGTAGTTGTAAAGCGTTGCCAAGTGGCAGTCAATGTCTTTGCAGAATTGATTGGTGTTGCAGAACCAGTAAAGCCAGCAAAAATGTTCTGGTCTGTCCCAGTTCCAGTATAAAGATACTGTGTAAGCGTAGTTGCTCCAGAGGAGATTGCCGTTGCTCCTGCACGAGCATAAAATGACATTGTGACTGTTTTGCCTGCAAATGGTATTGAGTTAATTGACTCAAAGGATTGGACGATTGAATAACCAGTTGTTCCAGTCTGCGCAGAGTTGCGTTGAAAACGCATTGCATATTGGATGCTTGGCAGATTAGTTGTGTCACCAGTTGCTTGACGAGATACTGTTGTGGCTTGATTGGCTGCCGTTGAAGTTTGCCACCTGTCAGCAAGAAATCCTGATGTGTATGCAGTTGATGCAGCAAGCGAGATTGAAGTACCGCGCTGCCACACCTGCATCGCTGAGTTTAAGACTGGATTGCTTGCGCTTGGTGTTGCTATGTATGCCAGTCCAGTCGCGGCGGCACTATCGGCTACGAGACTTTCGCCGTTTGATCCAGCAGTAATAATTCCCAAAGTGTTGTCAGCCGTACCGACTAAAATGTCACCTTTGGCATTGATGTTGGAAATGCTTGGTGTCGTTAAGACTGGCGACGTAAGTGTCTTGTTGGTCAAAGTCTGAGATGTCGTCTTATCAACTGTCGTTGCAGTATCAATGGAGACTGTTGGCACTGGGCCAGTTGGTGATGTGACTGTAATACCTGTGCCAGCTGTAACGCCTGTGATGTCACCTTGGTCATTATTGATCCAAGTAAAATCCATATTGGTTGCCGAATTTTTTGCAAGAATTTGTCCTGTTGTGCCGCCTAATAAATCGGCCATCGATGTATCAACGGCTTGTCCAAAGACTTCAAAGTCTGCGGGCAAATCCGTAACCAAATCTGTATTTTGGGGCATTTGCCAGCCAAATGCACTTGTTGGATTCGTCATTGCTTCTCCTTATGCCACAATTGTGGCGTCTTGCCATTCCAGAACGCCTGAAACAGTATTCCATTGCTCAGCCGGTAAAACAGTTTCCCATTTCATCGCCTGAATACTAAACGCCAGTGGCGACAATAGAGCCGTCACCTGTACCTGATTATACGCAGCTGTAAATGTCCAGCCTTCAACGAAACCCGCATATTGCCCGGCATTCATGTTGAGTGGCAAATCTGAGATTCTTAGTGGCAAGCCCATAAAGATGTTAATCATGGCGTCACGATCCGAATCATCCAGTTCTGGATTGGTCAGCTCAAAAGTAATGGATTGCATCATTGCCAATGGATATGCCCGCAGAGCCAGATAGAACGCAGCTTGGCTTGTGGCATCTGCCGAATGTTTGACTGTTGTCTGAATAATTTGTGAGAGACGTCCATAGATAGAAATTGACGTGGCATCCTCATCAGAGACTTCACTGCCGGACGAAATGCCATATTGGACTGTTACTGAATTTCGCACATCTCCAGCGCGGGTCTGAATGGCAATGCCTGATGCTAGAGCTTGATTGGCTGTGACGTCGGTATAGCCATAGGTAGCCAAATATGTGGATCGATGTGTCGAATCTGCATAGCTGATGGCTCCAGTTGCCGATTCATAAATGTAGCCAATTCCAGACGTGGCCAAAGCTGCAACCAATGAATAAACGTCGGTTCGATTGGATGCCCTTTGCGCCAGCTCATAATTGCCGGGCGTGTCAATTTCGCCCAAGCCCACATTTTCAGCTGTTGCCCAAGTTGTCGTCGGATTGTATTGATTCCACTGCTCAGTCGGTGCGACCTCGCTCCAGTTGTTAAGCAGTAAATCCTCAAGGATTGTCAAGATTTGGTCGCCGTCGTAATCCTGAGACAAGACGCCGTCGGTCAAGGCTTTTGGAAGTCGGCTCAATGCTCCCAGTGCGACAATGGTGACGTTTTGCGTATAGCCAATGCTTCCAACGTCGGCAACAGAGATTCCCAGATCAACGATAGTTCCGCCGAAGATTGGCACGAATGATGCAGTTGAATCTTGCAATGAGATATTGACTGAGTTGTTGATTTCAAATTCGATGTTTGTCTGGTCAATGTTGATGAGCGTAAGATTGACATAACCAGCTTGGGCTTGCTCATAAATGTTTGTCCGTCCGCTGGTAAATGTCAGATTGGCAAGAACAAAGTTTGTGTATGAGACACCATCGATTTCTACTTGCCAGACTGGATTCCATAGCGTCACGATGTCACCAGAGCAGTTGCACCACCTGTGCCACGATAGAATGAATTGTTCAAAGTATTAACAATCGTGCGAGCTGTGCCTTCGGCATCAATCGCGCCATTGACTGTGATGTTAAATGTGTTGCCCATCATTCCAGACTTGTTAAGTGGAATAACGGCTTCTGGCCCAGCTTCACCAATCATTGCAAGCGTTGGAGAAGTGACAATTCCTCCTTGTGCCAAGTATGGAATATCTGGAAATATGTCACCTGATGACCAACGATTGCCACCAATAATTGGAACCCAATCGGGTACTGTAAAAGTAATTTCAAAATCAAGTCTGTTCCAAAGTCCAATGATGGTGTTAATTGCAGCTCTAAAAGCAGCAGTAATTGGCGAAATGAGATCTGATGCGGTGTCTCGAACATAGTTGATGATATTTGTAAAAAAGTTTTTCACTCTTGTAAATCCATTATTGACCGCACTAGTGACATCAGCCACAACTGTAATCAAAGCCGAAATAACACCAGCAATGCCCGAAATGGATGAACTAATAAATGTGCCAATAATTGGTGCGATAATGTCTCTAATAAATGTGGCAAATACTCTGAATGCATCGGCCAATGGCTGCAATTTCTCTTTGTTATCTGTCAATGCTTGGCTGATTTGATTGAACGCATCGAATAGAGCCTTGATAATGGGAACCAAAGTAACGTTGAGAATTGGAATGATGTAATCTTTAATGAAATTATAGAACGCAGTAAATGCTGGAACAAGCACGGTGTTGAAGTAATCACCCAATGCTCTAAAAATTGGAGTTAGTTTTGGGCCAACCTCATCAGCAAGATTTTGGATGGCGGGAACAACTTTGGTCACAATAAGTGAAACCATTGGTGTTATGGCATTCAAAACATAAACGCCAATTGTTTCTTTGCCTTCGTCGAAAGCAATTTGCAATCTTCGCAATTTGGCTTCAAATGTGTTAGCTTCTTGTTCAGCAAATCCTTTAAAATTATCACGAAGTGATGTTGTAATTGCATCGAAATCTTTAGATTTTAGAACACTAGAATCTATGCCTAAACCTAATCGCCCCAATGAAGATGCGTTGCCATCATAAGCCTTTGCTAAAGCTGTTGTGACTGTTTCTAATGGCTTACCAGTAGCAGCGGCAACATCCATTGCTATGCTAAGAATATCTTGTGCTTTGCTAATGTCATTCGTTGATCTAACAAGTCTTTCATAAGCTGGACGAAGTTGATCATCCGTCACACCATAAAGCAATGATGTTTTCGTAATTTGATTCTCTAAATTCTTAATTTGACTTGATGTTGCCCCAGCAACATTTTGGAGCGTTAATGCCAACCGACGTTGAGCAGCTTCATCAGCAATAGCGTTTTTGGTAGATTCAACAAGAAACTTTCCTGCATAAAGTGCCACGGCTGCTCCAGCAGCAGCAAAAGCAACTCCAACTTTTTTTGAAAATTCTCCCATTTTTGACGCAGACGTTTTTACGTCTTTATCAACTTGATCCAAAGATTTTCTAAGTTGATCAACATCACCCAGAAGCGTGAGTTTTAAGGAGCGCATTCCACCAGCCATTACCACTCCTTTAAGATTCGACTAAAAGCATTTTCCCATTCATTTATAATGTATGGCTGTTCGGCGCGCAGAGTTGGATAAATAAACCATCCTTTTGATCCTCTGCCTTCTTTACCCGACCATATTGGAAATTGCTTGAATTTATTTGAGCCAAATTCATAGCCGCCCCAAAGCTGTTGAGTTGTGCCGCCACCGGATAATTTTTGTGAAGCAAAGCCAAATGAAATTTCGCCGGTTTTGGCCGATTTAGAAACACGCGAACCAGCCGCAATTTTAGGTGCAACCTTATTGCGAGCTGATCCAGCTGCTCCTTGAATTTTGCTCTGCAAATATGTTGCCAAAGCATTAGATTCTCGTTTAGCAGCTGCAACGGCTTCTTCGTCCATAGCTTTAAATGCAGCATAAATCCGCTTTAAATCACTCTTATCGTAAGCGATGCTTTCCTCGGCCATCGGCTCGCTCCTTAAGAATCTCTAGTGCGGTTAGAATATCTTCCGCGCTTTGCCACTCACTCATTGCAATTCCAGTCTCAATGGCTAGAAATACAATGCTGTAATTTAGGCTTCCGCGCTGGTGGCTTTTGGGTCGTTGTCACCAGTTGTGACATCGACAACAGTTTCCATCCATATATCAAACGATTTGACCGGCTTACCAGCAAGCTCGCGTTTCATGGCGTGATATGCCAAAAACATTAAATCGGAAATACCGATTTTTTCTTGAGCTTGCTGGATTGTAAAGCCAGTTTTAGTCTCCCATTTCGCCCACTCCGGCGGTTGCGCCACATAGGTTTCAGTTTGACCACCTGCATATTCGATTGTGATTGGTAGTTTCATGCTCCCGTATCCTTTTCTATTAAGTGATTGTTAAAACAGGTGTTGTTACACATGTGAATGACATAGATACTGTCTGCGCATCTGGTGCAGTACCGCCGGCTGATGGCAAGATTGGCTGAACATCGAACGCAAATGATGCACCAGAATCTGCTCCGAATATGACTGAAAGACCAGTATTTGGTGCATTTGTTGCTGCTGTCCAAAGTGATTCACAAAGTGATGAAGCTGCTCCCCAGTCTGCAAGCATTTCGACTGCAAATGTTCCTTGTGTGTCTGTTGTGAAATACGCTTTTCCATCAAGCGTCTGATATGTATTGATTGTGGAATCGACTGTTAAAGTCGCTGACGTAGCTTGAGCATCATAATTTGCACCGGCAATGGTGAAGCTGATGTCTCTGCCCGTAATAATTGTTGTTGGCATTTTTTTTCTCCTTAGTCGGTGTAATAGGTTGATACTTGCAAATCAGCAGTCAAGAATTTTCCTGCGCCGACTTCCAAAGGTGTGGGTGAGCTGACATCTCCGACGACGTATCCGGCCGGCATAGTTGAGATAATCAAAATCATTAAATCTTCAAGATTGGTCAAAGCTGCCGCGTTGCTGGAATAACCGACGACACCAGTCATCAAGAAATTGATTTTGACCTTAGTCGTTGATCCATTGATGAGAGTGCTTTCCAAATACGGTGAATCTGGAACAAGAACGATTGATGGACTAGTCATTGTTTCTGGAATGCCGTTATACACATTGGCTGCAATTGTTGAAAGAGCAGTCTGCAATGGTGTGCGGATGTCGGCTTCAATTGTCATAAGCAAAGCGTTTCGACTTCAAGAAACGGCCCTAAAAGACCCACAATTCTGTTGGTCAAGCTGCGGCCAAGGACGAATGGTGACGGCTGAAATTGGTCGCTCATGATTTGATTGCCCGGAGCTGTAACACTTTGGAAGATTTCAACAGAGACAACAAGGATTGCTGACTTAATGGGAGCAACGCCAGAGTATAAATCGCCAGCGGTTGCCCCATCAATACACGCAAGCCCGCTCGGAATGATTGGGATGGTGTATGTGCTGTCTGCTTCGCCCGTTG